TTTTCTCCTCCGGGCGACGTTTTTTCTTCTTCACAACACCTTCGCTCCCGTAATGTTCACAATCCGGGTTGATATTTTTAACCTTATCACCAACATGTAGGTCCCTTTTTAATATTTCGTTAACTAGTATATCAAACTTATCCACCGTTCAAGTAGTTATCTTTGCCCAAGCTTCTTTACGATAAATTTAAGCATTTCACTACGCATAATATCCTTATTCGTAAACTTAAAACAAAATACACCATTATCTTCACTCTCCTGATCATTAAACATGTTGTATATTTCCGAAAAGCCACTCTTACCGTTTATATCAGTCTGTAATGTATCACCTATTACCAACATCTTACTATCCTCACCAAATCTTGTTAGGATAGTTATCAACTCACTCTTGGTCAAATTTTGAGCCTCGTCAACAATAACCATACTATCCTTAAACGTTAAGCCTCTAACATAATTAACAGGTATTGCTTTGATTACTTCATTTGAGAACAGGTTGTTAATCGTGGGTCTTGATATCAATTCACTTAATTTCTCTTGTAAGGGTAATGTCCATGGGAGAAACTTATCATCCACTTCTCCCGGTAGGCTCCCCATGCTTTTGCTAGCACTTTCTATAATACTGCGTATATAGACAACCTCGTCTATTCTATGCGCCTTTAACATGTGTAGTGCTGCATATGCAGCACAATATGTTTTAGCTGTGCCTGCAGGTCCATCAACAAATGCTATTTTAGTATTACTACAAAAGCATAGCTCAACAAAGCTTTTGTGTACAGGTGTTAAGTCGTATTTTGTTGTTATTTTGAACGTGCGATCCATCGTGTTACGTGTAACGATCTCAGGTAGTTCCTCAATCTCAGCATCTTTTCTGTTTTTTGAGGATGTTCGTTTGTAAGAAGCCTTACGTTTTGTCATTATTAATATTTATTTGATTTAATGTGTTTTATGGTATAAAATATAATGGTATGACCAAAAATAAAATAGGTATTGGTATCATTACTTACAAGAGACCGCATTTTTTCAAGCACTGCTACGCTAGTATTCCATGGGACAAGGTTGATTCAGCTGTTGTTGTTAACGATGGACCGGAATATGATCTTGTTAAGGAGGATATCACGTTAAATGATAAAACACACTGGATACAACATGAAGTGAACATGAAGTTATCTAGAACAAAAAATGATGCTATTGATTACTTACACAAAGATGGTTGTGAGCATATTTTTATTATTGAAGATGACACAGTGATACAAGATAATAATGTTTTCGAAAAATACATCAAGGCATCTAAAGTCAGTGGTATAAAGCATCTCAATTACGGTCCAGGTAGCCCTTTTAACAGAGAGCAAGACCCTAATATACGTTACGATCTACATAATCGACATCTAGCCGAGCAGGATTCTAAACCAGCACCTAGAATGATTGTTGAGTATAAAGATGACGTTAAAATAGCTTTATATCAACACACAGTTGCTGCATTTGTCTATTATCATCATGATTGTGTTGAGAAGGTAGGTCTATTCGATGAAGATTTTAATGAGAATGCATGGGAACATGTGGAACATACATACCGAATAATTAAAGCAGGTCTACATCCACCGTTTTGGTGGTTTGCAGATCTAGCTGATAGTGAAGATCTCATCAAATCTCAAAAAGGAGCAATAGACGAGAGTAGTATTGCTACTGAAAAGGATGTTCCATGGGAACAACAAGAATGGGCCGGCAAAGTACAACGTGGTATCGAATTATACACCAAGAAGCACGGGCACGCTCCTAACAACCCACCTTTAGTTAGTAAGACCGATGTGGTAGATTCACTTAAACGTTTGAAAGTATTGTGAGTCTGTCTGATTATTTCGACAATATATACTGCATTAACCTGGACGAAAGGGTTGATAGGTGGGAACAGTCACTATCTGAATTAAAAGGGCTAGATTTGACACAGGTTATGAGATTCCCAGCGGTGAAACATGTAGACGGTGATCAGTCATAAAGCATGCGAAACAGAACAATTACAAAAAGATACTCGTTCTAGAAGATGATTTTAAGGTTCTACCAGACAGTCGAGACCATATATCAGACGCTCTATCAGAACTTGACACAATCGATTGGGAAATATTCTATTTCGGTGCTACTATCGCCCCAGGTGCAACTGTAACACCAGTTACTACTCATGTTGCACATACTAATTTCGCCTACACAACACACGCATACGCGTTAAATAGTTGTGTATTTGATCATATACTACATGCGATACAGAAATACAAAGTTATTGATGTATTTTACAACCAACAGGTTGTATCCAGAGGTAAAAGCTTTATCATTAACCCTCTCAGCATTGTTCAACGTGAATGCTATAGTGATATAGAACAAAAACACGCAGACTACTCACAAGATATGATCGATTTTTTTAATAAAGCTCTTAGTAATGCCAATATCACACGAACATAAAATAATCTTCATTCATGTACCCAAAGCCGCCGGTACATCTATAACAGAGACATTAAGAATGGATGATGCAGGTCATCACCCGGCGCAGTATTATGGATTAAAGTATCCATCACAATGGAAAAGATATAATAAGTTCACCGTTGTGAGAAATCCATGGGATCGTATGGTGTCAAATTATGAGTACGCCAGGTTAGACAAGAGTTACTGGCATGATGCATCTAATGACACAAAACATCCTGATTATGATCTGCTAAAAGACGCTAGCTTTAAGGATTGTGTTGAGTTGTTAAGAGATAATAAATTAAACCACAAATATCTCTGGAGAGCTCAAACAGTGTACACACATTTCAATAAAAAACCCACATGTAAAGTGTTCAAGTACGAAAAACTCGCCGAAGATCCTGTATTTAAGAAGCTTGTACCAGGCTTGCTCAAAGTTAATTGTAATAGCAAACCTAAAAATTATCAAGAATACTATGATGATGAGTCTAGACTTATTGTTGAGAGCGTGTATGGTAATGATATCAAACTACTCAAGTATAAATTTAAATGACTAGTTTAAACTTTCAATGTGGTTGGGGGCAAAGCTCACTAGAATTAGCAGCAAGATATGCTAAACAATGCCCAAATAACGTACCCATTTGGGGAAAATTAAAGCATGTTACAAATAACCAAGATGTCACTGTGAATTTACAAAAACCATTTAACAAAACAGGTAATGATATACACTTCCGTAGAGAACCGGATCGTATCGAGTCATGGCCTCCGGATATACGTGGTGATTGTGTGTTCGATTACTCATCAACTGAAAAGTATCACACTACAACCTGGTGGATAACTAAATCGTACGACGAATTGAAGGATTTACAGTATTTTAAAAAGGAGAACGAGCTCAGTTGTATATCTAGTATCAAACACCCACATAGGGCAAGATTTATTAAGGAAATATCCAGTAGAACAAACGTAGACCTCTATGGTGCTGTGGCTAATCAACCATATATCACAGATACCGATAGGGATAATGTATTTTACAACTATAACAAGTCAATTTGTATAGAAAATTGTAATCAGACTAACTATTTCACCGAAAAAATTATTGACTCATTGTTATTATGGTGTCTACCAATGTATTGGGGGTGTGGTAATATTAATTCCTTCTTGCCTGAAGGATCATACAGAGAGATTAACATTATTGATACTACTGAGGCTATCGATACAATAGTAAGTCCGGTGACTGACAAGGAAATCAAAGCAATGAGTGAGGCGAGACAGTTAATTTTAGATAGATATAATATTTGGGCATGCATAAATAGACTTTTAACATGAATAAGTTCTACTCACAATACGGTCAAGACAGATGGTTGCATGAAAACATATTTCCAGACAAAAGAGATGGTGTCTTTGTAGAGATTGGTGCGGATGATGGTATTCATAATAGCAACACTCTATTTTTTGAGAAAATAGGTTGGACGGGTGTTTGTATTGAACCTAGTTATAATAGATTTGAGCATTTAAAACAAAACAGAGCGTGTATATGTGAGAATGTTGCTATCGATAGTAAAGAGGGTGTAGTAGAGTTCATGGATATATCGGGTTATGGTAAAGGTTTAAGTGGTATTGTGGATAAATATAGTGAGGCTCATAAAAACCGTATTGATAGTGAGATAAAACACAAAAATAACAAGGGACATCAAGTTATTCAGGTTAAGACCCAGAGACTTGATGTTATTTTAAGGGGTAACGGCATTACGAGGGTTGATTTTTGCTCTATAGACACTGAAGGATGTGAATACGATATAATATCAAGTTTAGATTTTGATTCTATCAATATAGACATATTTTTAATTGAAAATAACTACAATGAAGATGGTGTTTCGAATTTTTTATCCAATGTTGGTTATAAGAAAATAGCAAAGATTAATATAGATGACGTTTATCAACGTTTTTAACTTGAAAACCACTTATATGTATCATATAATTAGTATATGATCATAGATATTAACAATTACGACGGAAATTTAATTCATAACCGGTTTGCTTACACCTTTTTTAAGAAACGCACATTACCTATTGGTAATATTGTAACATTTAGATCACCAATGCTTGTTGAAGCGGATGGTATGATTGATCATGAAGATGTTTTAAAGAACGATTTTATCTACAGTGATGATGCCATCAATTTTTGTTGGGAGATACCTGGTCTAGATAGCTTTGGAGCGGTGGCGTGGCAAAGATTGTTTAACACTGGTATTGCTAATATATTACAAAGTTTAATCAACGCACCAATTGAATTAGACGGAGATGATTTGATCGTACATAAAGAGTTTACTAGAGGTGGAATTGTTCAACCAAAAGGTAAGTGTAGTGTTAGTATAACATATACCAAAGATGGAGCTGCTTTAGGGCATACTGGCATCAACGTGAATGCTGGTGACAAAGCACCTTCCTTCGCATACAGTACAAATTTAGATGAAAAACAAGTGAAGTACTTCCAAGACACTGTCATAGAAATGTTTTATGCAATGAATGATGATATGTTTTTAGCGACTACCAAGATCATATCTAAATGAATACAATTTTTGATTGTATTAACGACGTCTTACATACAAAGCGTGGAAATCTTCTTAAGAATATTGATGATGAGTCTAATTTAAATCAATTTATGATAAACCGGTGGTGTAGTATGTATAGTGATACACTTACAACTATAATTAACAGCACCGTTAACCGCTTGGGTTCAATCTTTGAAACAAAACAACAATATTACAAGTTCGTGTTGTCTGTTCTCCCTAGAGTTTCTAGAAAAAGAATACATTATATCAAGAAAAACAAAGAGGATAAAAAAGAAGAGATTGAGAATTTAGACTTAATTGCAAAGACGCTTGAATTATCTCAAAGGGAGATTAAATCTTATTATGAATACAGCAGCAAACAAAGCACAAGTTCAGCATGCTCAAACCGGTCTCGATGATAATGTCAAAGGGACTATACAATTAGACAATTATAGTGGAAGTGAAAATTTCAATCTCTTCGGATATGAACTGAAAGACGTTCTAGATGATATTATTCTCGTTAAATATGTAGATTGTAATGACGAGGGTACTGAGATTTTAAAAGATGGGGTTTGGGTACCAATTAACACAAGTACATTTACCTGGAGAATAGGTGAGGTCCTATTAGCTGGACCTAATTGTACTTTAGTCAAAGTAGGTGATCATGTATGTTTTCCTAATGACAAGGGGATCGCAGTAGGTAACCTAGAGATTGCTAATAAAGGTAAGATTAGAAATAGCTGCTTCCTCAATGAAGATAGAATTTTCGGTGTTTGTGCACCAAAGGGTGATTAATGAAGGTTGGAGCAAGCACACTTCGCGTGTTGCTTGAGAATAATGTACTAGAAATAAAATTCAAAAGGCGACGCGCCAAACCAGGATCACCCACAACAAGAAGAATGTTGTGTACGAATTCACCTGTAATCCTTTTAAGTGAAGCCGGTCGTGTTACATTAAACTATAAACCTGTCACTACTCTACCTAAATTCAACCCCGCTAGTAAAAATCTTGTAGTTGCATGGGATGTATTCAAACAAGACTACAGAGCTATAAGTGCAGATAATTGTGAGCTTATAAGCCAAATACCGATAAGCGGTGACGGTAGGGAGTTCTGGGAGTATTTTAACGAGACAATATATCCCATGTCACCAGCGCAAAAGGATGCATTTTTTAATATATGATAACCTTAAACGTACTTAAAAATTTTTTACTCAAGCCGGTAGTGTTTATCCTTAATGATAAGACCGTCAGAAAAGGTAAACTAATGCTATTCCATCAGAGTGACTACTATGTTAAATTCACTCTACAAACTAACAAAAACATCACTAAGATATATGAAATACCATATCCATATAAAATCCTTGCTAGAAATGAACAGGTTACCTTCTCTTACATGATTTCAGATCTGTGTAGAGATAATTACAATAAGACAGAATATATATTTGATAACACTCCAAAGGAAGGTATCAATAAAGTTCATGATAAACAATTGACAATATCAGTTATTGAAGACGACTGATATAAATAATCATATGGCAAACGTAGAAGAAACATATTCGAATATACCTGAAAGCGGCAATATTGATTACAAACCCTTGGGTGGTGAAGTCGGCATTGTTAGTATTCATCGCACAGAGATTGAAGAGTTAGCGTCATTACGCGCAGTTGAAGCAATCGAAGATGGTTATGGTGATACTGGTGATGGCGCAGTTCTAAACCACGCTCGTAGACGCAACTTAGGCCTCATTTAACCACTACTCATATGGAGTATACACACACCAAAAATACTATAGTTGTAGGGTGTGTAGGTAACATATTGTCTATATGAAATCCCGGGCGATAGAAAAATCTAACTGGTTACCTGTCAGTTATTATCATCAGTTTGATGATATGGTTAAATATTCTTCCAAGAAAGCAAATACTGTCGATGGTATGTCCTTGAATATACCAAAGTTTCATGATATCGCTAAAAATATTAACACTACCGAGACGAGTAACTTTTGTTTAACAGATGTAACAAAGCTTAACGATCTTTTAAAAATAGAGATACCAATCTCACAATATCCAGAGCAGTTCACAACAAGCTTGTTGTGTAATTCATACCCAACTATAACAAACAGCTCATGTTATCTGTATGTCATAGAGGAAACAGTATCTAAACCAACCAGAGATTACACTCTAGGTGAAGATGCGGATGCAATGACATGGATATGGGCTCAAGATACTAGCCAGAACCCGATTTATTTCACCGTCACGTTACATGATGAAACAACATTAAGTATAAACCATAACGATAACACTGATAATGTATACATGTCATATGATCAAGAAGCACATTCCATCGTCTTTAAGACTGTTCCGTTTGATTTACCCACAGATAATGAGAAGTTTGAGTACTTTATAAACAATGATCAAGGGTTTGTGTTAATCTATAAAAAGGTTTCTGATCAGGTTTATTATCTGAGACCTAATGCGAATCAGAATACGATACTTTTACAATCTGCTGGAGAAGCCGGGACTGCAACACTACCAATACAGAACGTTTTCAAATTTGTTGTGTATCGTAAAAATTCACTCATACATGATTTACAAAACAATTGGGTCAGTTATCAAACATCAGGCAGCTTTAACAACTTAAATGTGAATAAAACTAAGTCATATTTTGATGTCACAAACAATTATTTATTTAATTATCAATTCCGTAACATTGATGATGAAGGTAATGTACCGGTACAGTTAACTCAGCTAAAAAATCAAGTCACCATAACAGGTGATATGAATAGAGAGAACCCGTTTCCAAACATGCGTGATTGTGATCATAGAGATTACACTTCGATATATACATCCGATGATAACAATGGTATACATCTTGGATATGAATCCTATGAAGCGGAGATCACTCTAGAGCCTGATAAAATAACCTATTTTAACACACCTCAAGATATGTACCCTTACAAGAAGTTGAACATAAATGATAGCGGGTTGATGAGGCGTGGTGCCATAGGAGGAGACACACCGTTGACATCGGACAAAATATTCAAAAAGGCTGCAACGTATAAATACAACACACCAAATGGCAAACCTACTGATGAGGAGTCCGGTATGTGGTTGTGTTCCTGGTTAAAAAGTAATTTAAGTACTGATTGGGAGGAGAGTATCTTTTATAATGAGAATGTATTTGTTGACTGGGAAGGTGAGGTATACAAATGCAGACAGAGTAACAAAGGTCTTGAACCTGACCTACACAGTGCGTATTGGGAACGTACCGATCAACCTCCACCTGTATGGGTCGATCGATATTATAACCCTGCTAAGTATACAGTGTTAGAAGCTCTTGAATTCGAAGGTCAATACAGTTCTTATCGTCCCAAATTTGATCATATTATTGATGTTTTAGAAGCAGAAGATAGTTATGTGTTTGATAAAATCAGTGACTTGACATTCGAACCAGGTTGTCTGTATGCATATTACCGAATTGGATCAGACCAAGTAAGAACTATTATCGATAATATTAGTGACTCAATTGTACATACTGGCTTAGAACCTGCATACAAGCAAGATAGAACACCATTTGTTAATATAGAGCAAGATGTTATGAAGTTTACTGGTGAGCAGTATATAGAATCATCAAGACTGAATAAGTTTGATAACAATGATTTTACAATTTCATTCAACATGAGCATGCCGGATTGGAGTCAACCGGTTGGTACACAGATTATCGGTAATTACACAAATCATGGAGTTGGTATTTTCAATAAAAGAGAAACAACACCATACATAATATTTAAAGGTAGCGATAAAGTTTATATTTGTAACACTAATGTGGATCCAGTCTTGATTTTAAATGATGAAGCAGGTGTCATAGACGTAACTAAACAGTTGGGTAACGAAGATTTAATAATATACAATTCATTATCAGCAAACACATATGATACGAAGGGTATGCTTGTGGAAACAACTACTCCTGCTGGATTCTTAAACTATAGAAACGAAAATAAGCAGGTATATATTACGTCATTAAAACCAGGTATACCTAGGGGTATAATTCGATTGAAGCACGCGTGGGAGTTTGATAAAACTATTGACGTAATTGTACAGGAGTGGAATGATGAAAACCCGGACTTTCAAATAATTCTGTCCGGTGAAGGTAGCGAATGGGAGTTTGAAGAGGGTAAAACAATGGAAGATTATATGGATGGTACTGGAATAGCTATTAGAATACCATGGATTCCGGATCAGGATATAATAGTTACACCAAATGACCTAGAATCACCGGCTGGTAAAATTATCGCGGCGGATGTTGATAATAATTATAAGTACATTTTAGATGAATATGATTCAATATTTAGGTTTGATTTAAATACTGAAGCACATGACCTTTTGAATCGACCATATCCATTCGACGTTATATTAGGTAGAGGTGAAGTCGAACTATCAACCGGAGAGGAAATTGTATTTGAAACGTCAGATCGTATGTTTATTAAATCAGTTAATGAAGGTGAATATCAATATATATTGGACTGTGACAATTACACAATTGACATGTATGATCAACCATGGTTTACAAAAGGTAATGTTGTATACAAATATACTTTGAGTGAACAACTCGGCATAAACGCCTCATGGCAGGATGTTATAGTCACAGAAGATTGGACACAAAGTGGTGAAGCATTACTAGTAGCCACTAACAATTACAATGGTTCACTTGGAAATGAAATTAAACTCTTACCGGATGGTATAAAAACGTTAAACACGTTAGTCAATGAGCATAATGCATTGGAGCGAAGCAACACACTAAATATTGTGGAGGGTGATCCGTCCATGATACCTGTCAAGTATTTAAAAACCGGTGAAAGGTTTGTGATACAATTAGATGGCGGTGTCGATAGAGGGTCAACTACAACAAGTATCGCGTTTTCTGCAAGCGATTACATTGATAATATTAAGTGTGACACAGATAACAATATGTACATATTTCAC